GAACCAGACGCCAAGCCAATGGCCTGCTTCTTCGATAGCGAACTCACCGATTTCGATTGGGCGATTAAGCAGAATGAGAAGCGTCGTCAGCGCGAGGCCAAGCGTCGCGAGGAAGAGGCGAAGAAAAGCCAGGCTGCATAGAGATTGAGACAGCACGGCGGCAGGTGCAGGCCGTGACGCTCAAAGTAGGCGACGGCCGCCGAAGATAGCCGCAGTCGGTTAAACGTGCCGGGGAAGTCCTCGTGAAACGGCTGGCCTTCGGGTCCGACTAGGGCAGCAATTCTATCCAGCGCGCTTCCGACAGCTGGATATGTCTTATGATGCTCGGAGCGTGGCGGCAGAGTTGGTGAAAGACCCTGAGATGCTGCAAGGGACGCGAAACCGATCAGTAGGGTGCCTTCAGTGGCGTCAGAATCTCGGCCCTTTCAATTCGAGGCAATGCCTCAGCGATCGGGCATGGCTCTCCGGTGGATGAGCAATCCCAGACATGCGGATGGCGGTAAACCGTTGACACAAGCCAGACCCGCCAACACAGCCCGCCACCTTAACCGGTGAGCGGGTTTTTCTTTGCCCACCAGCCGAAAGGAAAGAGCATGGCCTGCAGTCGAAGCATGACTTACTGGGCCGGCTTCCGATACATCATCGGGGTCGCCTGCAGTTACATCGGATCATTCATCCGCGACGTCATCCTTATGCCCGTCAGTTTCGATTGGCGGACCGCTCGCTCGGTCAAGGCAGCGGCCTACCGGAAGATCGACAATCTCAAGCTCGTCTACGCCGAGAGTTACGAGACCAATGGCCTCAGCCTCGATCATCGATTGCGACGCTGCTAGCCGTCTCCGGATCCCGTAGGGGATAGGCCGCCTGATCAGCGGCATCAATGAGGGGCCTTCGGGCGGTTAAGCTTCCAGCCTCGGGAAATAAATGGAAGTGGCATGCCGGCTCTGCCTCACTAGGAACCGGCAACTGTTTTCAGGAGAGCGAGCATGTTCGGCAAACTGGTCAGCCTTGCAGTCGATACCGTCACTCTTCCGGTCTCGGTGGCTGTTGATGTGGTAACGCTAGGCGGCGCTCTCGTCGATCGTCCGGAGCCCTATACCGTCAGCAAAGCCAAGCGCATCGGCAAGGAAGTCGGTGCGACCATCGAGAAGCTGGCTGAGTGAGACCCATTCTCATCCTCGCATGCAGGCACGCAAACAAGGGGCTCCAGTAGCGCCGCCCAAACGAGTAACCCCGAAAGACCCGCAGGCGAAAGCCGGTTGAAGCTCCTAGGGTCGGCCTTCCTGACTTGGAGAGTTCATGAACGAGCAAATGCTGATGCTAGCCATGATGCTCCTCGGGGCTCACTGGGTATGCGACTACCCGCTGCAGGGACAGTTCCTGTCGGATGCCAAGGCCAAGGGCCCGCTGCGTGCCTACCACCTCATAGCCCACGCAGGCATTCAGGGAGCCGCTGTGGCTCTCGTAACCGCCAATGTATGGCTGGGCCTCGCGGAATGGGCGGCGCACACCGTCATCGACGAGCTGAAGGTTCGCGGCAAGACGACTTTCGCTCAGGACCAGGCGTTGCATATCGCTTGCAAGGTTCTCTGGCTGATCGTCATCTTCAGCGGCCTCGCAAGAGGTTTCTGACATCGCAACCGCCGATCTGATCGGCCTTCCTTTCCAAGCCGGCCCAACCAGCGACCGGGACAAGGCTTCGCTCGTGCCGCATGCACGCAAGCGGGCAAGCTGGGAAACCATGTTCAACCAATCCCGAACCAATCCCTGAGAGGAAATCGAAATGCCCGGTCTATCCACGAACGGCTTGCCCGTCCTTGCCAACATCACCGGTTCCGAGCGCGTTGCGGTCGATACCTATCTCGCAGGCGGCGTCACCCCGCAGAGTTCCGGCGTATCTCTCCTGCAGCTCGCCATGGCGCTCAATCAGCTGGCCAACAATACCAGCCTGACGCCGGTTGCCGGCACGCGCTACTATGCGAGCGTCCAGGTCGGCGTCACCGGCGGCAACAACACCACCTTCACCGGTATTTCCGCGCTGATCGGTGCTGTCGGCGGCACGGACAAGTTCATCTACGAACTGCACGACTCCACCGGTGCTCTCGTTGCCACCACGGCGCTTGCAGGCGTTACGGTGGGGACGGCAGGCTCCTGGCAGCAGATCCCGTTCACGGCCCCTGTCAACGTCGCCCCCGGCACGTATTTCATCGTGGTCCAGCTGAACGGTACGACCGCACGGCTCGCCGCTCTCAACGGTCCGTCGCTTCCGGTTCTCACCGGCTCGGCCACCGGCACCTTCGGTACCTCGGCAGCCATCACGCCTCCGACCACCTACACTGCCGGCGTTGGTCCTGTGGCGGCTCTTTACTAAGGAGTGGAGTCCATGGCCAACATCATAACGCGCGCCTTCCAGTCGGGTTTCCGGCTGGTCACGGGCGATCAACTCAACCAGTGGCGTGACCAGATCAACAACGCATTCAACGGCAACACTGCATTCCCGCAGCAGTCGTCGACCGCGACGGGCCTCACAGCTGCCGGCACCACGCAGGCCAACGCGCTCGCCCTCACAAAGCAGATCAACGTCATCACGACCGCGGCTGCTTCCACGGGTGTCACGCTTCCTGCTGCGTCAACTGTCGGTGTCGGCGGCTTCGTCGTCATCTTCAATGGCGGTGCAAACGCGATCAAAGTCTACGGTGCTGTCGGTTCGTCCGACACCATCGACGGCATTGCAGCGGCGACAGGCGTGACGCTCACCAACGCCTTGCGTTGCGAGTACTACGTCACGGCCGCCGGTGTCTGGCGTTCTGCGCAGCTTGGTGCTGTCAGCGCTTAAAGCCTGATGGCTATCGAATACGCGAAGGCGGCGGCACCAAAGCAATCGCCTTCGCGCGTAACGCCTGTGACTGTTACGCAGCCAAAGGTTCAACCGGTCAAGCGTAACAATGCAACTGTTACAGCAGGCGACCGCATCGCCGATCTCGAAGCGAGGGTCGCGAGGCTAGAAGCGCTGCTGTCAGTGCAAAGGCAGCCGGCGCCTTCGAGAGCCGAGTACATGCGGGCCTACAGGCAGCGCAAGAAGGAAAGCTGATCGTGGCAGCCCAGACGAAAACCACGCGGAAGCCAAAGCCCAAAGCTGAGAAGCTCCCATGGGGAAGGCCAACGGAATACACATCCGAACTTGCCGCTGAAATCCTCGAGCGCATTACCTCGGGAGAAAGCCTCAGGAGCATCTGCAAGCCTGCGAAAATGCCGGCAGAAAGCACCGTTCGGAAATGGGTCGTGTACGACCGTGAGGGCTTTAGTGCGCAGTACGAAAAAGCCAGACGCGCTCAGATGGACGCTTTGGCCGAAGACCTGCTCGAAATCGCGGACGAAAAGACGGACGACGTGCAGCGCGCTCGCCTTCGCGTCGACACCCGCAAATGGCTCATGAGCAAGATCGCTCCGAAGCGGTTCGGCGATCGCGTCCTCAATGAGCATTCCGGTCCGAATGGCGGCCCGATCCAGAACCAGACGCTTGTCATAGACCCCGAAAAACTGAAGGCGATGACCAGTGACGAACTCGCAGCCCTTGAGGCAGCAATCGGCAAGCTTCACGGAAGCGCTGGCAGCGGTGAAAGCCGAACGGATGCGGAGGGAGACGCAGAGGCGTATTCCGGCTCCATCGACGGTGCCGAATGATCAGTGGCCGCCGGATTACGTTTCCGTCCTTGCATGGCGTCGCACGCAGATCGCGAGGTTCGAGCTTAACCCGCAGTTGATCCGGGACGCCAAGGCTTACTACCGCACTCATCCGGTCGAGTTCGTCAACCACTGGTGCGACACATACGATCCTCGCCTCGCCGGGACCGGTCAGATGGCGAAAATGCCGCTGATCATGTTCGAGAAGCAGGAAGAACTTGTCGAGTTCCTCGTCGCCTGTGTGAAGGGCGAGGGGTCTGGGCTGATCGAGAAATGCCGCGACATGGGCGCGACGTGGGTCTGTGGCGCGTTCTCTGTCTGGCTTTGGCTGTTTTGGCCTGGTGCAGCCGTCGGCTGGGGCTCTCGCAAGGAAAAGCTCGTCGACGAACTCGGCAACATGGACAGCATCTTCGAAAAGATCCGGGTCATCATACGGAGCCTTCCGGAATGCTTCCTGCCTGCTGGCTTCGGTCTCGATCAGCACATGACCTACATGCGGTTCGTCAACCCGGAGAACGGGGCGACGATCACCGGAGAAGCGGGCGACAACATCGGACGCGGTGGTCGTAAGCTCATCTATTTCAAGGATGAGAGCGCGCACTATGAGAGGCCCGAGAAGATCGAGGCGGCTCTCGCGGACAATACCCGCGTCCAGATCGACATCTCGTCGGTCAACGGACTTGGAAATGTTTTCCATCGCCGTCGCGAGAATGGTGTCGACTGGCGCAAGGGATCGGAGGTCCGGCAGGATACGGCCAACGTCTTCGTGATGGATTGGCGGGATCATCCAGCCAAGTCGAAGGAATGGTACGAGCAGCGCCGCGCCAAGGCAGAAGGCGAGGGACTACTTCACGTCTTCGCCCAGGAGGTTGACCGCAACTACGCGGCTTCTGTCGATGGTGTGATCATCCCGGCCGAATGGGTGAAAGCAGCGATCGATGCTCATATCGTGCTCGGCCTCGATGAGGATGGCCCATGGGGCGCAGCGCTCGACGTCTCGGATGGTGGCGGGGATAGAAATGCTCTGGCCAAGCGTCAGGGCGTCATCCTGCGCTATGTCGACGAATGGGCGGCAAAGGACACCGGCGAGACTGCAAGGCGCGCTGTAGGGCTCTGTGATGGCCATGGCGCGATGCACATGCAATATGACTGCATCGGTGTGGGCGCTGGCGTGAAGGCTGAGGCCAACCGCCTCGCCGAAGATCATCTGATGCCGGCAGACCTTCGCATGGTGCCCTGGAACGCCGGTGCCGAGGTTCAGAACCCTGAGGCCCGCGTGGTCGAGGGCGATAAGGACAGTCCTCTCAACAAGGACTTCTACGCAAACTTCAAGGCTCAGGCGTGGTGGGAGCTACGGCTTCGGTTCTGGCGGACCTACCAAGCCGTGATGGATGAGGAAGCGACGTTCGATCCGGACGCGCTGATTAGTATCGATTCTACCATCCCGATGCTCAGGCAGATTGAGAAGGAATTGAGCCAGGCGACGGCCAGCAAAGGGTCTCGCCTGAAACTCGTCGTCGACAAGACACCGGAGGGCACGCGCTCTCCCAACCTCGCGGACGCCATCGTCATGGCCTTCTGGCCGATGCGGGTCCGTGAATTGCCCAAACCGAGAGCCGTCAAGGCTCATACCCCGCCGCCTCGTCGCTCTCAGGGCACAGGCTGGATGCGCTAATCCAAACGGAACGGAAGCCTGATGGCAAAGAAGAACCATGCTGCCGAGGATGATGAAAAGATCATCACGGAAGCCAAGGATGACTTCAAGCGTTGCGAGGAGTGGGAGTCTCAGTTCCAGCCCCGCTTCATCGACGACGTGAAGTTCGCCAATGCCGATTCCGACAACATGTGGATGTGGGACGATCAGGTCAGCCAGTCGCGCGTCGAGACCGACAAGCCGTGCCTGACGATCAACCGGACGCGCCAGCATAACCTGCAGATCATCAACGACGCAAAGCAGAACAAGCCGGGTGTGAATATCCGAGCTGTCGGTGGGGAAGCTACCTATGACGCCGCACAGGTGTTCGAGGGCATCGTTCGTCACATTGAGTACCAGTCGAACGCAGAGACCGTCTACGACCGCGCCACGACGTTTCAGGTGCAGGGCGGGATTGGCTACTGGCGGGTCGTTACCGACTATGTGAGCGATGACAGCTTCGACCAGGAGATCTACCTCCGGCCGATCAAGGATATGCTGTCGGTCTATCTGGATCCGGATATCAACCAGCCAGACGGCTCCGACGCTCGCTTCGGTTTCATCTTCGAGGATATGCCGAAGAAGGTCTTCGACGCGGAATATCCCGATCATGCGCAGGAGGTCGGCAGCGCGCCGCTCGGCAATGCGTCGGCCAACACGTGGCTGTCGAAAGAGCATGTCCGCGTTGCCGAGTACTACCGGCGCGACCAGAAGAAGGACAGGCTCTGCAGCTTCATCGTCCCGATGCCGTTTGCCGAAGCTGGCCAGCAGATCATCGTTCGTCGCTCTCAGATGACGCCGGACCAGAAGGCGATCTACGAGCTTGTCGAGGACGAGGACACCACCGTCACCCGCGAAATCGTGACTGACGAAATCACCTGGTACAAGATCGCCGGCAACAAGATCATCGATCGGCGTTGCTGGCTCGGCAAGTACATACCGATCGTCCGCGTCATCGGGGAAGAGACCATCATCGAAGGGAAGATGGACCGCAAGGGCCACACCCGCGCGATGAAAGACCCGAACCGGATGTACAATTACTGGACGTCGGAAGCGACGGCTCAGGTGGCATTCCAGACACAATCGCCATATGTCGGGCCGGCTGAGGCCATCGAAGGGCGTCAGACGGAATGGTCAGACGCGAACGTCAAGGCAGCCGCCGTCCTCACCTACAATCAGTTCTCCGAGGACGGGCAGAAGCTCGATAGGCCGCAGCGCGAGCAACCTCCGCAGATGGCCTCCGCCTACGTCCAGGGCATGCAGATCTGCGAAAACCAGATGATGATGGCCTCGGGTCAGTATCAGTCGCAGTTCGGGCAGAACGAGAACGCGACGTCGGGCAAGGCGATCAATGAGCGCCAGCGCCAGGGCGACAATGCGACCTATCACTTCATCGACAATCTCGCTGTTGCCATCCGCTTCACCGGCAAGATCCTGATCGATCTCGTTCCGAAGGTTTACGACACCGAGCGCGTTATCCGCATCCTCGCCAAGGACGGCACGGAAAGCCAGATCCGGATCAAGCCAGATGCCAAGGACGCCTACCAGGCGATGCAGCCGCCGGCCGATCAGGGACAGGACAAGACGAAGCAGGCGATTGCCGCGATCTTCAATCCGACCGTCGGTCAATACGAGGTCGAGAGCGATATCGGGCCTGGCTACGCAACCCGTCGTCAGGAAGGCTTCAACGCGATGACACAGATCGCATCGCAGAACCCGAACTTCATGGGCATTGCGGGTGATCTGCTGTTCAAGTCGGCCGACTTCCCGATGGCCGATGAGCTTGCCGAGCGCTGGTCACGTGTCGTTCCGCCGGCAATCAGCGGCAAAACACCGCCTCCGGAGGTGCAGCAGGCACAGCAGCAGATCCAGCAGCTTCAGGACACCATCGTCGCGCTGAACAAGAAGCTCGAGGACAAGCAGGAAGATATCAGCATCCGCGGTTACGAGGCGACGTCGAAGCGGCTTTCCGCGCTCGGCAACTCCGGCCCGGCGATTACGCCAGATCAGATCCAGACCGCTGTCCAGCATGTTCTCCTCCAGATGCTCTCTGGTGGCTCGCCTGAAGAGTTTGGAGGCGAAGGCGCTCCACAACAGCAGATCGACCTGCAAGCCTCTGCACAGCCCGATATGGGGCAACAGCCGCCGATCCCGATGAACGGCGCGGGTGTGATGTGATGGCCGACCTTCGCAAGATCACCGCCATGACCATGAAGCCCGTCACCGATCAGAGGTTGGGGATTATGCGCTCCAACCTCGCTGGGAAGTGGGAAGCGGAAGGCGGTGGCCCTTACACCGAAACCATCAGGACCGAGGAAGCCGAGATCCAAGGCTCCACGCGAACCCTGACATACATCGATTGGGAAGAAACCGATGCAGCTTAACATCCGAGCCGGCGAAGTCCCGAAGCTCATCCGCAAAACTGCGGAAGGCATTTGCGGCGCCTTCTACGAGATGAACCGCTCCGAGCAGTTCCGCCGGGAAGCTGGCACGCAGCGCCGGTTCGTCAAGCTCTACTGGAAAGACCAGATCCCGGTCGCGATCGAGGCTCTCTCGGCTCTGTTGCGTGAACCAGGTCGAGACGAGCGCGAGAAGGAGCTGATCTACGACGCTCTCGTCGCTTTCAACAACCGCAGCCAGACAGGAACCCCCGGCCTCACCCTTGGGAGATTGCAATGAAAAAGTCATCCATGTCCCCGGTAGCGAAGGCCGCAGGCCCTGCCAAGGCAGCCGTCAAGACCACGTCGGTAAAGGCAAGCAAGCCATCCCCGGCGCTCTCCGGTCCATATGCGGCCGAGGATAAGAAGTGGCGCACCGAGGATGCCATGCGCACCCTTATGCGCGCCGAAGACCTGAAGAAGGACAAGACGCTCATGGCCGACGTCAAGAAGATGGCAAAAGAACAGGCTGCCAAGATGAGCGGCCTTTGCGGAAAGGCGAAGTAAATGGCCGCCGTCTCGATCGTCCTTTCGAAGGTCCCGAACCAGTATCCGTTCTCGGCGCAGGCCGCTGATCCGTCCGTTCCAGTTTCTGCGGAGGTCATTACCAGCAGCGCGGCTTCGCAGCAGTCGTCTGGTACAAGCGGCACGGCGAGCTCCACGTCCGCCTCAACATCCTCCTATCGCATCTGGACGATCACCACGACCGGTGGCGCAGTCTGGGCAAAGTTCGGCACCAATCCGACGGCGTCGGCAGGCAAGGATCATCTGATCCCGGCTGGCGTTTCGCGTCGGTTCCTTGTCTCGTCCGACCTCGAAAAGGTCGCCGTTATCGACGCGCCGTAAGGATTACATCTCATGTTCTTCGGTCTATTCGGCTCATCATCCGCGCAGCTGGCTCAAATGCGCGCCGCCAAATCAATGGCAGCTATCCAGCGCGACCAAGAGCGCATGTACGAAGAGAGTCGCATGGCGAAGGTCCAGGCGCTTGCCTATGACGCTGAGCGTTGGCCGCATTGCATCGACCTGCAAGCAAGTTCCCGACACGACGGGTAATTCGTGGCGCGTACCGGTGCGCATCATCGGGCTCAAGACATGGTGAAACATGGATCCGAATGAACTGGCGGGCACGCAGCCCCAGCCGGAAGGCACAACTGCGGAAATTCCGGGGAATGAAACTGCACCGGAGCAGCATGAGAATGCCGAACTCGATACAAACGCCAACGAAACCGACACCGAAGCCGAAGCATCGGCAGAAGCCGGCGGCGAAGGAGGCGAAAGCCAGCCGGAATCCGAAAAGACCAAGCCGAAGCCGACCTTCTACGAGAAGCGCTTCGGAGAACTGACCCGCAAGGCCCGCGAAGCCGAACGCCGCGCAGAGGATCTGCAAGCTCGCCTGGACGCGATCGAACGCGGGGAAACTGCCGACCCTCAGCCCGAGGGTGAAACGCAACCCAAGCCTCGCCAGCAGCCGACACAACAGCAACCCGAAACCGATGTGGAGCGCGCAGCCGAACGCCTCGTCGAACATCGCGAATATTCCAAGCGCGTCACCAGCATGATTGCTGCCGGTGAGGCTGCATTCGACAAGAATGACTTCACGCAGAAGTGCAACCTGATCGCCGACATTGGCGGGGAGGCTGTCCCTGAATTCATGCGGATCGTCACGGACTCGGACGTTGTCACCGACGGCCATAAGGTAATCGCGGCACTGGCTGACGATCCGGATGAGGCCGAGCGCATCCTGTCGCTCAATCCGGTCAAGATGGCGCTGGCGCTGACTAAACTATCGGAGAAGCTGGCAAAGCCCGTTCCGAAGCAGGTCTCCAAGGTTCCGGCCCCGGTCGAACCGGTGAACGGTGCGGCGCGAGCCACAACGCGCCTCGATGACCCGAATATCCCGATGGACGATTTCGCCAAGGAGTTCCTCAAGGGCGCGGCGGCTCGTCGTCGATGACTGAATACGGGCAGGGCGCACACCGCGCTCTGCCCCCGCTGCATGACCGACCGTGAGGGATAGCACGGGCTCCAGTCTACCGGGACGTAAAACCGGGTTCTGCCCAGCAAGACACCGCGGCTCCGGGCTCCGCACGAACCTCGCAGTGAAAGGACTGCGTGATCCCAACTCGTCGAGCGCAGGCACATCGATGCGCGCTCCAAGGAGCCCACAATGCCGAATACGATTCTCACGATCGACATGATCACCCGCGCCGCTGTTTCGCTTTTCAAGAACAGCAACATGTTCATCCAGAACCTCAACACGCAGTACGACGATCAGTTCGCCATCGACGGCGCCAAGATCGGCGACACGCTGCGCATCCGCCTGCCGAACGACTTCGTTGTCCGTACCGGCACGGCGTTCTCCTCGCAGGATACCTCGGAAAAGTTCACCTCCCTGTCGCTCTCGACCCAGAAGGGCGTTGACGTGTCGTTCTCGACCGCTGAACGCACCCTGAAGTTGGACGACTATTCCGACCGCATCCTGATGCCGATGATGAACAACCTGGCTGGCGACATCGCCGCAGACGTCATGCAGGGCGCCGAAGCAGGCATCTGCAACTTCGTCTCGGCGACCGACGGTTCCGGCAACATCATCTCGCCGACCTCGAGCACGGTTCTGAATGCCAAGGCTCTCCTCGAGCAGAACTCCGCTCCGACCTCTCCCGGCCGCAAGGTCGTGCAGAGCCCGCAGACGGAAGCGAACCTCGTCAGCACCCTGTCTGGCCTGTTCAACCCGTCTCAGGGCATTTCCGACCAGTACCGCACCGGTACCATGAAGAATGCTCTCAGCTTTGACTTCTTCATGGACCAGACGGTCATCAACCACACCACCGGCTCGTTCTCGGCCGGCGGCACGATCAGCGGCGCCAACCAGACCGGCAACACCATCACGGTTGCTGCCATCACCGGCACGCTGAACCAGGGCGACATCATCACCATCGATGGCGTCAACTCGGTCAACCGCGTAACCAAGAAGACGAACGCCAAGCTGCGCCAGTTCGTGGTGACGGCGAACGTTGCTTCCGGTGCGACCTCGATCCCGATCTACCCGGCAATCGTTCCGTCCTCTGGCGGCAATGCCGTGCAGTATCAGACGGTCGACGTCTCCCCGGCCAACGGTGCTCAGGTCCGCCTCGTGAACCTCGCCAACGAAGTCTATGCGAAGAACATCGCATACGCTCCGGAAGCGATCACGCTGGCAACCGCCGACCTCGTCATTCCGAAGGGCGTCCATGAAGCCGCCCGTCGCACCTATGACGGCATCTCCATGCGTATGGTCACGGCCTATCAGATCGGTACCGACCAGCTCGGCACCCGTCTCGATGTGATCTACGGCTATCGCTACGTTCGTCCCGAGTGGGGCGTCATCCTGGCCGACAAGCCGTAAGGATCCTCTCCATGCGAGAGCCACGACAAAGGATAGGCCGCCGCCCAGCGGCCTACTCACCTCCGCCCGACTATCCGAAGCTTCTCTACCACTGCCGGACCGGCCAGATGCGCAAGGTCTACAGCGCAGAAGAGGAAGCGACTGCAGGCCCGGAATGGGGCGCAGCGCAGACGGATGTGAAGTTCTCCCGAAAACCCATGATCGACGACGGTAGGGCTCCTTTCGAGATCCCCTACGAACCGATCGAGAGCCAAGGAAAATAGCTGTGACAATCGCTTTCGATGAATACCCGAAGATGCTCTATGCGCCGGACGGTCGCCAGCGCGTCGTTCATAACGAGGACGATGAGGCCGTTGCCAAGGAGGAGCTCGGCATCGACGTCGAGGAAGATGCTCCGAAGCTCTCCCTGAAGAATCCACCGGCCGCCGTATCCCGGAAGCCGAACGCGAAGGCTCAGAAGGTCGCTCCGGCTCCTGTTCCACCGGCCGCCGTATCGACGGAAGCTGAAACCGGCAACGAGGCGGCTGAATAATGGCCACGGCGCGCGATCTCATCACGCTTGCTCTGAAGGATGCCGGCATTGTCGGCGTCGGGCAGACGGCGAATGCTGAGGACATCAACGATGGCCTGACGCGCCTGAACGCGATGATCGCGCAATGGTCCCGCCGTCGCTGGCTGGTCTATCATCTGGTCGACGTCTCGTTTCCGGCAACTGGCGCTCTGTCCTATTCCATCGGCGCCGGCGGCGATATCAACACCACGCGTCCGGATCAAATCGAGAGCGGCTTCTTCCGCCAAATCGTGGGCCCACCCAATAACCAGGTGGATTATCCGCTGCAGATCCTGCCGTCGCGCGAGAACTACAATCTGATCGCGCTGAAGACGCTGAACTCGTTCCCGCAGTACCTGTTCTACGACAGCGGCTGGCCACTCGGGAATATCTTCATCTGGCCGGTGCCATCGAACCTCTATGAGGTGCACCTGTCGATCAAGGCAACGCTACAGCAGATTAGCAACCTGACGCAAAACATTGACTTCCCGCCAGAATACGAAGAAGCGCTGAGGCTCAATTTATCCGTAAGGCTGCGAGTTGCCTATCAGCTTTCACCGGATCCAGGCTTGAATTCCTTGGCGAAGGTGGCGCTGAACACGATCAAAAATGCGAATGCGCAGGTTCCGACGCTCCAGCTTCCGGGCGATCTCGTGCGCAGCCGCAGGCCTTACAACATCTATTCCGACGGTCACTGAGCATGCGGCTTCCACTTCTCGGCGGTGCTTATCAGTCGCGTAGCCTGATCGCGGCTGCGCAGCGCTGTGTGAACCTGTATCCGGAGCGTAATCCGCCTGAGAGCTCGCCTCCGGTCCCGGTCACGCATTATCCGACACCAGGGCTCCGGAAGGTCTCTCAGTCGCCGACCGTGGGTAGGGTTAGGGCTGAGTACCGCGCGACCAATGGCGACCTCTATGTGGTGGTCAATGGTCCGGCCAACAGCGTCGTCTATTTCGTGTCGTCCTCGCTCGTGTGGACTTCACTCGGCACGATCCCTCTGGGGCTTAATCCGGTCGATTTCGCGGATAATGGACTGGCCATCGTCATCGTCGATGGTACGGCCACCGGCTATGCGATCGACATGGGCCCGAAAACCTTCGGGACGATCAGCGCGACGAACTTCTACGGCGGAACGGGGGTCTGCTTCCTCGACACCTATTTCATCTTCAACAGGCCAGGCACGGCGCAGTTCTATATCTCGCTATCGAATGTCACCTATGCCATGCTCATCGGCGGGACGGCATTCGATGCGCTGGATATCGCGGCAAAGACCGGCTCGGCCGACAATATCGTCACGGTCGACTCCATCCATGGCGAGTTGTGGCTAATCGGGGAACTTACGTCGGAGATCTGGGCGAACACCGGTGCGGCTGATTTTACATTCGGCCGCATCCAGGGCGCATTCGTGGACCATGGCTGCGTAGCCCCATACTCGGTCGCGCAGATGGATGTCTCTCTGTTCTGGCTCGTGCAGGACCGGGAAGGAAAGGCGGTCATCGTCAAGACCGAAGGGTACGGTGTATCCCGCATATCCACTCATGCGATCGAGCAGGATATCCAGAGCTACGAGACGATCAACGATGCGATCGGCTACTGCCACCAGATCGACGGCCACGCCTTCTACGTCTTGACGTTCCCGGATGCCAACAAGACGTGGGCCTTTGAATTGGCAACCGGGCAGTGGCACGAGCGCGCCTCGATCGACGGCAACGGTAACCTGATCCGACATCGCGGCAACGCCTTCGCCTTCGCTTATGGTGAAAGCTACGTCGGTGACTTCCAGAACGGCGCGCTCTACGTCTACGATCAGGATTTCTATCTCGACGGATCGTTGCCGATCCCGCGTATCAGAACATTCCCGCACATGATCAACGACGGGAAACGTGTCGTTTATGCCAGCTTCATCGCCGACATCGAAGTCGGGCAGACAGGCGGCGTTCTAACATCCGATCCCTGGCTGATATTCCTTCGCTGGAGCGATACCCGAGGCGCAAGCTATGGCAGCCCTGTCATCCAGACCATGGGCGCCGGTGGCGAGCTTCTTGTATCGCCGCAATGGCAGCGCCTAGGCATGGCGCGCGATCGTGTGTTCGAGCTTTCGTGGTCCGCTCCGGTGCGCACGGCTCTGAACGGAGCCTTCGTTGAAGCGAGGGCCGCGAAGACATGACACCGACCGTTCCGAACTCAAACCAACCGATCGCCGATGCAAAGGGCTTTGTCACGCAGGTCTGGCAACGGTTCTTCGGAGCCCTGGTAGACCCGCCTGCAGCCGTCAGCGCTGTTGCGGTGTCTGCGTCCCCGACAAGCTTCACGGCGTCTGAACGTGGATCTGTGGTCATTTCTGGAGGCACCATCTCGGCGGTCAGCCTGACGAGGGCCGGAACCGTTGTGAACTTCGGGACAACCCGATCGATCCCCGTCGCCAACGGCGATGTCGTCATAGTTACCTACTCGGTCGCTCCGACCATCAGCTTTCTACCATCCTGAGGCCCCATGAAATATTTCCAGCAACTTGCAGCCGGTGTGAATGTCACGCCGCTGATGAACGCTATCCAACGCCAGCCGGATCTATGGGACGCCAACCCGATCCGCACACAGCATCCGGGGACCGCTCATGCGCAGGTGTCAGACATCCTGCTCCGGTTCAACGATCTGGAAGAATTCCTGAAAACGGGCGATCCGAGCACGATCACCGATGACAAGGAGGCGATTGCCTACCCGGCATGGGACAAGCTTCCTCAGGCTCGCGAGGTGATCTTCAATTTGATGCGGACGGTCGAAGCCACGCGCCTCGGTCGGGTCATCATCACACGGCTGCCTCCGGGCAAGGAGATCACACCGCACGAGGATCAGGGCGCTCCGGCAACCTATTTCGAACGGTACCAGATCGCCCTTCAGTCTCTTCCAGGCGCGCTGTTCCACATCGGCGAAGAGACGGTCAATTTTCGCTCCGGCGATGTCTGGCACATCGACAACCGCGTCATTCACAGCGTGGTCAACAATTCGGCCGACGACCGGATCGTGATGATCGTAGACCTGAGGTGCGAATGATGATCACAGCCCAGATCGAGGATCTGACGGCGGCAACGCTCGAGGAAGCCAAGCCGCTGCTCCCGGCGCACTATGACGAACTGTCGGAGCACAAGCTGGCCGGCATCCCGCTCGATCCTCAATACGGGCTCTATCTGGCGCGTGCTGCTGCCGGACAAGTTCTCTACGTCACGCTACGGGAAGAGGGGCGCCTGATCGGCTATCTCGTGTCGTTTGTGGCTCCAGGGATGCACTACCAGAGCTGTCTCACAGCGACCGGGGACATTTTCTTCGTCTATCCGACACGCAGAGGTCTCGAAGGCGGCAAGATTCTGTTTTTCGCATGGCTGAAGGAGTGCCGTCGTCGCGGCATCCAGTTGGCGCAGATCGGCATGAAATCAAGGCACGCCAAGTATGTGCGCCCAATCCTCGAGGATCTTGGCTTCTTCGAGACGGAAATCACATTCTGGCAGTTTCTGAACAAGGATCAAACCTGATGGTCGCAACAGCAATAGTTGGTTCCGCGGTCGTGGGTGCCGGGGCTTCGATGGCCGGTGCCTCGAAGCAGGCGAAGTCCACCAAGCAGGCCTCTGACGTTCAGGAGCGGATGTTTCAGCAGACCCGAGAGGATTTGCTGCCATACAACGAGGCTGGTCAAGGAGCCACAACGCAGCTCACAAACAGGCTCGGGGAACTGACATCGCCGATCGTCATGGATCAGGCAACGCTTGAAAAAACACCGGGTTACCAGTTCAACCTCACGCAGGGCTTGAAATCAACGCAGAACAGTGCGGCGGCTCGCGGACTCGGTAGCTCCGGCGCTGCGTTGAAGGGCGCAGCGTCCTACGCGACGGGGCTTGCGGACTCGACCTATCAAAACCAGTTCAACAACGCCAACACCAACCAGACGAACGCCTATAACCGCCTTCTGCAGCTTGCGCAGCTCGGAGAAAGCGCGGCATCGGCAACCGGCAGTTACGCCACCCAGACCGGCCAGTCGATCGGCAACAATACCATCCAGGGCGGCAATGCGCAGGCGGCCGGTCTCACCGGTGCGGCCAATTCCCTGAACAACGGGGTCAATAATTTCCTCAGTTATAACGCGCTGAAGGGGATGTACGCCTAGGACCGATGGCGATAACCGTGTTCTCGTTCGGCTTCTACCCGCACTGCTGCAGCATCCTGTAGCTCAGCAAAGTGGCCTAAGTGAACGCGCTTCCCATCCGCATTGATGTAGGCCTGCCATTTGTCCGTCGCCTTGTAGGATCCGACACCAACGACGCCACTGGAATTGTCGGATCGACGAGAGCGTCCCCTGGATACTTCGGCCGTCGTTACGGGGATCAAGTTGGAGATTCTGTTATCCGACCTGATATCATTCTCGTGACCAACCATGTGTGGCGGCCACACTTTGTAGAAGAGAAGCCAGCAAACATGCTGGGCGTAATATGCGACGTCAAATATACGGCCTAACGCGTATCCATCCGCTGTCTTCGCTGTGAAGGCCTCTTTGCCTGCGTATCGACCGTTCCACCGAGCGGCTTTAGCGCATGCGGTGGGACCATGCGGGGTATCGAAAAATAAGTGACCAGGCCGCTCTTTCCAAAAGAGCTTGCCGGTTTCGGAATCGTACTTGAGCAACGCACTGACCTGTGCGTAAGAAAGTTCAGCCATCTCGACCTCCTCATAGGTGGGGCTTGGTTAGAGCGCCTCGGATGTTTCCAGCATCCGGGGCGTTCGCATTTTGTATCATCGCCCACTTGGGCAATCAACAACCGCAGCACGGCGGGGAGCGCACACATGGCAGACGGCACTGTCGACACGTCGATCTATCCGAAGGCGAGCCAGAACAGCCTTCTCGACACGCTGAGCACGGTCGCGACGATCAAGAACCTCGGGGAGCAAAACAAGCTCCTGCAGGGTCAGCAGCAGCGCCAGACAATCGATATCGACCAGGCGAAAATCAACCTGGCGCACGAACAGTATGGCAAGCTCTCGCAG